GGATGTCAACCCTAATGGTGTAGTTAAAGTTCGTGCTATCCCCGAACCCTTCAAGTTCCGAGTGATTTCGATTGGAGACTTCAATGACTATTCAGTCTTAAAGCCTTATCAAGTTCAGCTCTGGAAAACACTCCAACAATTCGAGTGTTTCTCCTTGACGGGAAGCGGTGCAGACGATCTCATGCAAAAGACTCAGGCTATCATAGCAAAATATTGGGATGTAGGTAGAAAGTTTCTTAGTGGTGATTACAAGAATGCCACCAACTTTCTCTCATCTCTAGCTTCACGCACCATTCTTGGACAGTGGATGAAGCACGACCCCGAGTTCCTAATGATGATGGAACGGTCGTTATTTGGCTGTGAGCTGAATTTCGAAGATGCCGGTAAAGGCGTGGAGGGTTTAGTACCAGGTACAAACCCTTCCATCTCGTTCGAAGGTCCTTCGATAATGAGGAATGGACAGCTAATGGGACACCCTTGCTCTTTTCCTATTCTATGCGCAGTAAATGCGGCTATATGTAGGATGGTATTGGAGGAGGTGTGGGGGAGGAAGTTCACACTAGACGATCTACCACTGTTGATTAACGGTGATGATTGCCTCTTGATAGGCCCGAACTCTCTACTGCCAGTGTGGCGAGAGAGGACAAGAGAAGTTGGTCTTTACGAATCAGTAGGAAAATCCTATTTCACTGATAAGTTTGCCATGATAAACTCTCGATACCTAAAGGTTGACACCGTACGCATACCTTGCGAAGCGGATGGATACGTTACAGATACGTTCCAAGCCTACGTCTCCGAAGATGTGGGATATGTCAATCTCGGTATTTTGGCCGGTCGAAAGAAGGGAGCTAGTGTGGACTGTGAGGTTGGGATAGAAGATAAGGTCAGCGAAAAGAGCTGCTTTCTTCTTTGGCAAAGTGCTGCTGCAAATTTTGCTCAAATGAATTTGAGGTGCAAGCGCTTGAGGGTCGGACTCTACCAGTATTTAGGAACTTATAAGAAGTTCTTTACTGAGTTTGGGAGCCCTATCAAGAACATACCATTGTTCTTGCCTACCAACCAGGGTGGGTTTGGATTCGCCATTGAGGATGGGATGGGGAGAAATGAGGAAGTTCCCGACTGGGTCGATTTAGACCTAGTTGGGGACCAACCATTGTTTCCACGTTCTTTCTCAACGGTGAAGAAGAACCCTGCAGTAATGCTTGGAGAAGCATACTACTGCGGAG